AAATTTTAATCAAGGAGGCGCGGTGCAGTATATGCAAACTGGCGGCGTCTCCATGCCCAATGCCCGCCAGCAAGAATTGTTCAACGAGCAACGCGCTTTGTACGGACAATTGCTTGATCCTGCCCAACAAGCGGCAGACTTGGAAGAACAGCGTAATCTTACTCAAGCGCAAATGCTTTTTGACATCGCGCAAGGCGGCCTCATGCTTGCTACCCCGGGCGAGCGGAATGTCAGCCCTGTTTCGCGCTTTGCTGAAGCGTTTACGCCTGTTCTTGGCAATATCGGTGCGCGGGCTGGTGAATTTGGTAAGTTCAAACAGGCTCAAAAAGCGCAAGAAAGACAGATGGACCTCGCAGCATTACAAGGCGCACAAAGCCTGTATAGCGCAGAGCGGTCCGCGGCCCTCGCAGCACAAGATAAAGACATCGGCGACATCTATCGTGTCGCTGTTACCGAAATTGGTGAAAACGGCGAGCCTGTTACTCGTAATTTGGGCGAACGCCCTCTTACGCGTAATCAGCTTCAGTCGCTATATGACCAATATGGCGAAGAAAACGTCACTGTTCGGGCTATCCCGACGACTTCAACGACGCCGCAGAGAGCCGAAAACTTCCGTATGCCAAATGGCAGCACACGGACCGCGATCCCCGGCACTCAAGCCTATAATGACATCATTGCTGCGGGCGGTAACGCCATGGGCGATGTCAGTGCGACGCCACAAAGCGCAGAAAACTTTGTTCTTGGCGACGGCAGCCAAATTGCTGCGGTTCCGGGCACAGATTTGTATAACACCGTTCTGGCGAACGGCGGTTTGCGTTTGAGCGCAATGAGCGCCGATCAGTTGACCCGTATGGGCACAGATCGTGAGCAGGTAACTCTGACGATGGATGTTACGATTGGTGACAGAACTTATCGTGCAGGGTCGTCTCCAAACCTGACCACGCAAGAGCGTAATTACCTTGCTAACCAGTTTGGTGCAGATGCTTACACCGCATATACCGCACCTGTTAGCGACCGTGATTACTTCAACCGCTTTGGTATGAGCCAATCCGACTTCAACGAGTTGGACGATACCCAGAAGCAATACTTGCAGGGTCTACCGGTTCTTACCGACCGCGATTACTTTGGCAAGTTTGGTATGGACCGCAACACATTCGAAGGCTTGGAGCTGGAGGATCGTCAGGTTCTGCTCAACATTGCGCCAGATTATCGCTTCGAAACGCTTCAAGGCGAAGACGGCAGCGTCACAATCGTTCGTATCAACGAACGTACCGGCGAAAGCATGGATATTCTGGACCGCAACGTTACAGTTGCTCCGTCCTACTTCCGTGTCACGATGCCGGGTGCGGATGGCCAGCCTGTTCAGCGCGTTGTGGACATCAAAACGCCTGAAGGGCAAGCTGTTGTCGCGGATGTTAATCGTCTTAACGAGCAAGCTCCGGGCACTGCCACAATGTTCCGTCTAGGCACCGAAGACATCACGCCTCGCGGCTTCTATGTACCGGGCACAGATGATTTCGAAAGCGGTGTTTACACCAGCTATGACGGTGGCCGCACGTTCACTGACATGAACGGTACGCAACAAGCAATTCCGTCAAATGCCTTCGAAGTGTCCAACACCATTGCTTACGACGTTAACCGCAACGCTCGCATTACCGCGGGTGCGCAGGATCAGTTGGATGCAATGGAGACCAACCTAATCCAAGGTATGACCGATGCCGAAGGCAACCCATTGAGCCAAGAAACCCGGAACAACGTCCGCGACGCCCTGCGTCAAGCACGTCTGGGTACTGGTTTCTGGTCAAAAGTTGCTGCCGGTGTCGACGGTATTCTGGGTGGTACGATTTCGCCAGAGTTCTTCAGCGAAATGTTCCGCGATACTCAGGATGCGCGTCAGTACATCGAGATGGTCCGCGTATTTGGTCGTTCGGCACTGTCTGCATCGCCTCGCTTTGCGGTCGCAGATTTGGAAACAACCGCACAGTTGTTCCCAGACGAACGCGCCTTCTTCCGCAACCCAGAAACAGAAGCCCGCAAGCTTACTCGTTTGGCAGAAGAGCTGGAGACAGAAAAGCGCCGCATTCTTACGCTTCGTGCAAGCGGCACTCCTATCGACAGTGCGCTTAACAGCACTCTTAGCCAGAAATTGTTTGAAATCGAACGCTTGGAAGGTCTGCTTGGCCCAATCCTAACCCTTTCAAATACTGCCAATGCGGCTGATTTGCAGAGAGCGCAAGACATCATGAACCAAGCGGCTGGACAGGGGAACCAATAAATGGCTGATGAAAATACTCCAGAAAATACAACCCCTGTTCCTGCAACGCCTGCCCCTTCAGAAGGTTTGTTCATCCCAAGAGCAACCTTCGGGCAGGATGAGTTTAATGAAGTAGTCGATGTTCTGAGAACAACAGGCGATCCCGTCCCCGGGTTCGCTCAAATGCTCACGAACACGTTATCCCGTGATGCGCGTATCCAAGACCGCGGACCGAATTACCTGAATTACGACGCTTTGCGCACCGGCGATGCGGGTGTTCTGCGTGATCTAGGTATGCCACAAGGCCGTGGTTTGACCGACGCCCAGATCATCTCCTTGTTTGCGCGTGATGCCGAAGGTCGTCCGATCCAAGAAGGCGGCGGCTTCTGGGAAGGATTTGCACGTGAAGCGGCTCCTGCCGCTGGCGCGGCCACTGGTTTCTACGGTGGTATGCAAGCCGGTAACTTGGCCGTATCCGGTGTTCCACCCGTAACGCCTTGGACTGCCGCAGTTCGCGTTGGTGTTCCTATTATAACCGGTATTGGCGGCGCAATATTTGGTGATTTTGCGACCCGCACCGCACAAGAGGCGCTGGTTGGTCCAGAGCCTACGTTTGTACCCGGCACTGCCGCAGCTTTTGAATCCGGTAAATCAACAATGGGCGCTTTGGCGTTCTTGCCGATGCCTTTCCTTATTTCAGGCAAAGTTAACCTCGGCGCACGGGCCGTGTTGGACAATCTAGCAGCCGATGCTCGCGCCCCGCTGTCCACGCGCCTTGTTCGCGGTGTTGAGGCCAGCATGGAGCGCACAGGGGCCTTGGCCCGCGGAACTCCTATTCGTACTGGTTTGACAGAACTTGGTGCCGTTGCAGGAACGGGCGCTCTTGCATATGGTTCAGAAAGGTTTGCTCCAGACAGTCCGTGGACCCGATTTGGGGCAGAACTTATCGGCGGTGTTGGTGGCGGATTAGCTGTGGAGACAGCCGTTCGGCGTGTGCCACAAGCTCTGGGGTTGGCTTATGACGGTGTGTTAGGTCTGATACGTCGCTTCAAGTCAGACAACGCAGCTAATGCAACAGGTGCTTTGTCGGACTCTCAAATGGCCGACGCTGCCGATTACTTGTTGACCCAGCTTGAAGCCAACGGCGAAGACCCGCAGGCGATCATCGACCTTCTGAACTCGGACGAGTTTTCTCGTTTCTTGGTGGATGCCGAAGGCAATCCAATTGAATTGAGTGCCGCCGAGTTGACTGGTAGCCCGACCCTTCTGCGTTTGCAGATGGAAAGTGGCCCACAAGGCGGAACAGGTGCCGGATCGAACCAGCAAAAAGCTGTAGATGCGCTGCGCCGCGGCATTTTGTTTATGTACGCCAACGGCGACCGTGAAGCTTTGGGACAATTGGCCGAAGTCCAAACGTCTCTTTGGGATGCAGAGTTAAGCGGTCGTTTGCAGCAAGCAACTAGCCGTTTGCAAGAGAACATGCGGGCAGTTGGTGCCGATGCCAACAATCTGGAAGAAGCCAATCGACTTATTGACGTTCTGAATGCTCAAAGAATGACGATGCGCTCACAAGAACGTTCTTTGTGGCGTCAAATTCCACAAAACATCGAAATTAGCGAATTTCGTGATGCTTCAGGCAACGTAACAGACACCCCTAATTTCATCCGCACTTGGGAAGAGCTTCTTCCGTCGGAAGACATGCCAGAAGCCCGCGCTCCTTATATGCGGATTGCAGCACTGCGGGATTTGGACGACTTTGTTAATCGCAAAGGTGGCGAGCTAGGGTTGCCCGGCTATGGCGCAGCCGATGGCGATGGAGCAGGCCCTGTTTTACCGGAACAACGCCGCTTTGACGCCGCTTTCCTGAAGATTGACGGAACCACTTACGGGGAACGTTTCAACACTCTGATGGAAAGCCTTCGCGCGGACCAGTTTGATGCCAGCCCTGAAGAGGTTGTTCGTCGCCTGCGTAGCGAAGCAAGCCAAAACCGTGGTCGTTTCTCCACCCCTCGTACACGCGATTATGCCAACGCGTTGGACCGGCAAGCTGAGTTGCTAATTGCCCAGCAACAGCAGCCTGCAATGGATGGAACACCAGCTCCGGCGGGCGGTTTGAGCGTTACCGAATTATTGGCTATGCGCAATACGGCATTAAATGCCGGTAGAGAATTGGCAGCGTCAGGGCAGTCTTCAAAAGCCATGGTGGCGTATGAGTTTGCCGAAGCAATCCTCGCGGACCTCGACTCTTTCCCTGCCGGTACAAACCAAGCCTATGATAATGCCCGTGCATACAGCCGTGCATACAATGACGTTTGGACCCGTGCTTATGGCGGAGACGTGCTAGGCCGCCGCAAAACCGGCGCTCCAGCAATTTCGCCAGAAACATTGTCTATGAGTGTATTCAACGGCGATGCTTCGTATCTTCGTGCAAGCGAGTTGGACCGCATTAGCCAAGCACAATTTGGTCAGTCTTTAACGACGCTGTTGGGCGAAAGTGATCGTCCTGCGGGCCGCGCTTTGCTGGAATCGGCTAACGCCGCCGGAGTTATTGATCCCAACACAAACATGATTAACCGTCGAGTGTTCGACGATTGGTTTGATGCAAATCAGGCCGAAATCGACGCTATCCCGGGACTTCGTGAAAACCTGACGCAGATGATTACCGCAAATGCGGACATCCGAGGGCCAGTGGAAATGTTGGTCCGTTCTGCACGTGCCGCGGCTCTCGACCCAGAAAGCAATACGCTGAATGTCGACGCTCTGCGTCGTTGGGCCGCTCGTCCAAACAACGCTCGTTTGCTGGATTCGCTTCCTGCTTTAAAAGCAGATTTGGAAAACATTCAAACAGCGCGTCAGCTTTTGACCAACACGGCTCGCGAAACGTCGGAACAAGCGACTGAGCGCCGTCGTGGACTGTTGAGCCTGTATGAATTGCTGCCAGATAAGACGATGAACCCGGCAACACAGGTTTCTCGTGCCATATCGCTGACAAACGCACGTCCGTTCCGAGAGCTTAACGACCTGTGGTCGTATGTCGACAATATGGGCGACGAAGGGTTCTCTGTAACTACCGGCCCTCTGGCAGGTCAGACCTTCAGCAAGCAAGAGCTGGTAAACGGCTTCCGTCGCTCGATCATGGACAGCGTATTTAATCGCGCTGGTGAAAATGGTCCGATTTTCGACATTGAAGCGGCTTACCGCACCATGTTTGAGCCACATCCTAACTCTCCAAATGACGTAATTTTGGCAGACTGGATGGTCGAGCGTGGCATTATGAGCGAGGGCGACGTTACGCGGACCCGGCGCTTGCTTGGTCGCATGGCTCAAATTCAAGCGTTCTCGGCTCGTGCAAAACCCGGCGAAATCGAAGAGTTTGCACAACAGGTTGGCCCACTATTTATGCTGGCAACCCGTATTTCTGGTTCGGAATTAGGTGCTTTGGGTCAGCGCGTGATGGGCGGCAGCCAACAAAGTCTGATTGCTCGCCAAGCTGGTTCGCAATTTGCGCAACGCGTCGTAAACCAATACCTGTCAGAGCTCCCCGCTTCTTTGCGTATGGACGTCATGACGACCATCATCGAAGACCCGCAGCTTTTGGCTACCGTGCTACGCCGCGGCGCAAACGAAGCAGAACAGCAACGTATTGGCCAAGCTTTGATCCAAGGTCTGATCGACAACGGCATTATGAGCAGCATTCGCCGCACAGCGCCCGCGGTCCAGAACTTGAATGAGCAAGAGGCTTTGGAAATCCAGAATTATTTGCAAGGCGTCGAGCAAGAGCAACAACCCGCTCCGGCTCCGGCTCCGGCTCCGGCTCCAGTGCCCGCGCCTGCTCCTACACCAGTTGTCCCCGCGCCTGACCAGCAAGGGGCTCTAGTTCCGCCTGCCCAACTTCCCACTCAGGGCGGCGGTGCTGCACCTAACCCGGTTCAACAGGCTTCCGCGGCCCCTCC